CTACTCTTACTCTTGAAATTAAAAGAGGGGATATTGAGCAAAAGGCATATCCTAATGCGGTGATTGAAAATTTAAAAATATCATCTGCTGTTAATCAATATGTGATGTTTGAGGCTGACATCAGAGCCAAGACTGGTGAAACTGCAAGCAACTCTCCGAGTTATGTTGTAGAGAATTACTTTTTAGCAAAAGACATTTCGGTTAAATTGGCTGACGCCTATGACGACCTTGGAAGTGCCGAGGCTATTGATGTTAAAAGTGTTGATATTGAAATTGCTAAAAACATTGAGGACGATGATGTTTTGGGAACTGACGGACCAAGTGATTTTTTAAATAAGCAAATGGTTATTGAGGGGACTATGGTTTTAAACTTTGCCACGATCTACGAAAAGAATTATATGCTTGACGGAACTACTAAGGCGATGAGGATTGCAATGGCAAATACAGATGTGACTATTGGTGCTACTTCAAACCCCGAGTTAGTTGTTGACTTGGCTAAAGTGAAATTTAGTGAGGCCCCGATTACAGGAGGCAATAATGATATTGCTCAAATAGAGGTTAAGTTTAAAGCCTTTTACTCAAGCGATGAGGCATTTAGTATTAAGGCGATACTTACTAACCTACAAGCAAGCTACTAAGATAACGGGCCCTGCTCTCAATCGGGGCGGGGCCCTTTTAAAAATTAAGCAAAGACTATATGCCAGTATTAAAAGATTTTAGACAAACAAAAAAAATTAGTTTAAAAGAATATCCCGAAAGTGAGGTGGAGATTTTTAACTCTGTCTTGGCGAGGGACGGAGATGTGTTAATGGAGTTGCAGAAAAATCCCGAAAGCATTGCCAAGCTAATTAAGGTATTACCTAAATTTATAAAGTCTTGGAATTTTCAAAATGATAAAGAGGAATTATTGCCAATTACTTCTGACTCAATCAATTTGCTTTCTTTTGAGGCTCTGACTGAAATTGTGGACGGGGTCAAGGAGTTTAGCGATAGTCTAAAAAAAAACTAAAAAATGAGGCGGTGCTTTGCATTGAGCTCGGTTGGACTGAAAAAATGTTGAGAGAGGAGAACACACAGGATTTTTTAGAGGCTATTTTGTGGGTCTATGAGCAAAGACGAAAAAAGGCAAGATTTAATAAATAGAAAAATATGGCCGAAAATAATAAAAGAGTTACAATCATAGTTGACGGAGTTGATAATACTAAGGACGCACTTAATTCCGTTCAAAAGAATTTAAAAGACACCGAGAAAAAATCGGAAAGTCTTGGCGATAAACTTGGCTCTTTGGGCAAGAACTCTTTTAATGCAGGAAAGAAAATGACTTTATTTGCTACTACACCTATTGTCGCTATGGGTGGTTTTGCTGTTAAGAGTGGTGCAGAATTGGCGAGTTTAGAGGATAGTTATAAAAGGTTATCAGATAATACGGGAATAGCAGGAGATGAAATGCTTAAAAAAATGCAAGATGTTAGTATGGGGACGATCGGCAATAAGGATTTGATTTTGGCCGCTAATAAAGCGATGAGTTTGGGAGTTGTTAAAGATGTTGACGGAATGGCTACGATTATGGAGGTTGCCCGTGTTAAGGGTCAAAATATGGGATTGAGTATGACACAAGCCTTTGATGATTTGGTTACTGGTTTGGGTCGTGGCTCTGCTATGATTTTGGATAACTTAGGAATTACTGTAAAGGTCGGAGAGGTTAATGAAAAATATGCCGAGTCAATCGGAAAGACTGTGCAGGAGTTAACTGCAGAGGAACAAAAGCAAGCATTGGTTAATGCTGTTATTGGTCAAGGAAAAGAGGAGTTGGAGGCTATGGGTGAGGTGCAAATAACCAATAAGGAAAAAATGGAAAAGTTTACCGCCTCTATGACAAACTTAAAAGATGAACTCGGAAAAAAATTATTGCCAATAGTCACATCGCTTATTGAAAAGGCTACTGTATGGATTGAGAAATTTAGCAACCTTGATGATAGAACTCAAAAAATTATCTTGGTAGTTGTTGGGCTTGTGGCCGCTATTGGCCCGTTGCTTATGATACTGGGAACTCTTGGAATGGCGATACAGGGAATAGGCATTGCTTTCACTGTTATGACTGGGCCCGTTGGCTTGGTTGTTTTGGCTATTGCAGGGCTTATCGCTGTTGGTGTTTTGCTTTGGAAAAATTGGGATTTAATAAAGGAAAAGGCGAGCCAGTTTTGGCAATTTTTAAAAGATGTATTTGGTGACGGGGTTGATTGGGTTAGTGATAAGGTAAATAAAATGATTGGATTTTTTGATAATTTAATAGAAAAAATTAAAAGTGCTTTGGAGTGGTTAAAAAAATATTCGGGATATAATGCTGTTAGTGGGGCTGTTGGCTCTGTATTCGGTGGAGGAAAGGCCACAGGTGGCTTTGTGAGAGGTGGAACGAGCTATTTAGTGGGAGAACAAGGGCCAGAGATGTTTAGCCCGTCACAGTCGGGTTATATCACCCCTAATAACAGAATGGGGGGCGGTGGCTCAAGCATAAATGTTTATGTTAATGGAAATACTTTATTAGACAGACAAGCAGGAGAAAAAATTGGCGATCAGATTATTCGCAAATTAAAATTGGTTACTAATATTTAAAATATGGATTTAGCAATCACAATCGGAGGAGTAGATAAAACAAGCCTTATTGAATGGCCAAGTTTTACTATTGAGGATAATGCTAATGAGCAACCTGACATCTGCTCTTTTATAATTAAGGTGCATACTGGTCAATCTTACAAGCCCTCTGCCAATGATGAGGTGATTATTATGGACGGGGCTACTAAAATATTCGGAGGACGGATTTTAAGTATAAGAAATTATTTTGAGGGAGATGTAATTTATTATGAGATTGAGTGTAAGGACTACACTACTGAATTAGATAGAATTAGAGTAATTGATAGTTTTAATAATGAAACTGTTGACGATATTATTGCTTATATCAATACCAATTATTTATCGGGTGTTACTGTTACTAATGTTGATTGTGATATTGAGATTACTAAAATTACTTTTAATCGCAAGACTGTCACAGAGTGCCTTAATGATTTGGCTAAACTGACTAATTATATTTGGTATGTTGATTATGACAAGGATATTCACTTTATGGCCAAGAACTCGGAGAGTGCCCCGTTTGCGATCAGTGATGACAGTGATTATTTAATTGGTGATAGTTTAGAATTGATAAACGATTTGAGCCAGTTGAGAAATGTTGTGATTGTTAGAGGTGCTGATAAAGTCGCTACTAATACAAGAGATAAAACTCACACAGGTGACGGAGTGCAAAAGACTTTCAATACTGATTATAAATTTGCGAGCAAGCCGACTGTTACTGTTAATAGTGTTGCTCAAACCGTTGGGACTGAAAACATAGACACAACTGGATTTGATTGTTATTGGGATTATAACCAAAAATATATCAGATTTGAAACAGAGCCGACTGATACTCACCCGATTGTTATTACTGGATACCCATTGATACCTATAATCGTGCAGGTTGAGGATTTGGGAAGTGTTGCCACTTATGGGAGGTTTGAATTTTCAAAAGTAAATAAAGATTTAAAAAGTTCGGAGGACGCACAACTTTATGCTCAAGCTCAATTAGATAGTTATGGCCAATCAGTTCGGGAGGGTGGATTTAGAACTTATGAGAGTGGCTTAAAATCGGGGCAGACTATTTCAATCAATTTAACTAATATCGGAGTTGCTGATGACTTCATTATTCAAAGAGTTAATTTGAGAATGATGAGCAGAACAAAAGGGGAGTGGAGTGTTGAATTGGCTACTACTAAGACAATGGGAATTATCAAGTTTTTACAAGACCGATTGCTTAGTGCTGATAATATTGAGATGAACGAAAATGATGTTTTGGAAAAATATTATAGAGATACTGCAAGAGTAGTTGTGACAGAGGAGATTGAGTTGCTTGATAAAAAGGAGGATTACCAAAATGTTGAAGTTACCGAGGAGATTGAGAAAGACCCGTTTGGCCCAGGAGTGCCCCCCGATTTCGTTTTATGCCCCTATATACCCACATCAAACAGTGACCCAAAGAGAGAGTTTTTTTTGGACAGGGGGACTTTAGGATAATAAATTTAATTTTAAAAATATGGAACTAAATACAAATGTTAAGGTCTTGGGAGAAATTACCGCTAAGGCTTATGACCAATCTACTCTTAAAGGGTGGGAGAAAAAAATAAATAAAATAATTGAATGGGCTAAAACCGAGGCCCCGTTTTTCGTTCGCAAATTCGTCAATAAAAATTTTCTTAACCTTTATCGGTTTGGGGAATTAAAATTTATTGATGAGCATAAGAATGTTATTTGCAATGCTGGGTTTAATGCGATCACCCGTTTGCTTGTTGGTGATGTTACTTATACAGGAGAGATTAACAAGGCTCTTTTGGGAACTGGTGCGACTGGCTCTGCCTCTGCGAGTGATACTGCTTTGGAAACCGAGGCTTATAGAAACGATATTGCGAGTGCGACTGCAAGCTCTAATATAGCCTATTTAACTGCCTTTTTCACCGAAGGAGAGTGTAGTGGAACATTTACAGAGTTCGGAAATTGTATTGATGGGACTGGAACTGCTGACACAGGGCAACTGTGGTCACACCTCAAAGGACTAAATTGGGTTAAGGATAGTTCTACTGCTTTGGTGGTGAGTTGTAAATATACTTTTGCAAGTGCATAAAGATTAAAAATGTGCTATAATATAATTATATGGCGATTAAAATAAACGAAAACTTAAACAAAAAAAAGACAATCCTTGTTGAGGTTGAGGTTAATGATGATATTGAGGCTTACCAAGTTGTTAGCGAGTTGGCTTTTGAGTTTAATGTTTTGAGTGCTACATACGGAGAATATAAAGAAAAGTTTAATAAGAACAATACACCTTTTCATTTTTTGAAAGAGAATAAGAAAAATAAAAAAGTTTTTAGGGATATTCAAAAAGAAAGGTTAAATAAAAAAGTATGAGTTTAGACAATAAAAATTCGGGCGATAAGTGGTTTGCCTTTGAACTAAATAATATTTTAAAAGAGTTGAGAAGTATTGTGCTCAATATTTTAACCTTGAATGAAAATAGGCATTGGGATTATTTAAGCAGTGATACTGGAACATCTTTGACTGCCCCCGAGGATGCCAATTTTGGAGTTATAACAACAAATGAGGGAGATATGATAATTGCAAGAGAGGGCAAGACATCGGGTGCTACTGGAACAATAACAGCCTCTTGGTCGGGAGATACAATCACGATCGGCTCAAGTAAAACTATTTATTATTATACTTAAAAATATGTTAGCAGAATTATTTGGAATAAAAATTGAAAGATTTAAAAATACCGACCTTTATGATGATTTAAAGGACAACCTTACTGCTCAAGCAAACTCGGGTCAAGTAGTTGTTAGTGTTGGGACTGGTGCAAACTTTTCTGTTGGGGAGTGTGTGATTATTTTTGACCCATCAACTAACAATTTTGAAACAGCAACAATCCAATCAAAAAATACAAATGCCTTGACGATGACAGCAAATCTTACAAATACATACGGGGCAGGTTCGTTTGTTGGTAAATACATCGGATACTTGGATACAGCAAGCAGAAAATTTAAAAGAAAAGTCGCCCCCGATTTAGGAACTGGTGCTGACGGTGCTTTTGTCAGTTCTGGAAATGCTACTTGGTCAACAGAGAAAAATTTTACATCAGTCACAATCCAAAACGGTCACACAATAACAGTCAACGGAGATTTTGAAATAAAATGCCAAGGTGCATTTACGATCAACTCGGGCGGTAAATTATCCGCAAAAGGACAGGGGCACGCAGGTGGTGTTGGTCAGGTCGGGACTGGATATTGGGGTGCAAGACAAGGAACAAGTGAGCTTGGTGCAGGTCTAAACAATAGAAATGCGAATGGTGGTGGCGGTGGTTGTGCAATAACAGACCAATCCGCAAATTATAGAGCCGGTGGTGGTGGCGGTGCATTTGGAACTAATGGCTCTAATGGTGGTGCTTATTATGGGGCATATGGATATGGCGGGGTAGCTTATAATGACGCAGGAATGACAAATGATACTGTCGGATTTAGAAAAGGCTCTGGCGGTGGTGGTGGGTGTTATTATTATGGCGGAAGCGGTGCGGGTGGAAATGGTGGCGGTATTATTCGCATTAGTTGCTTGTCTTTATCTATTGCAGGAAGCATTGATTGTGACGGAGATAATGGCGGGAATGCTTATGAACAATACGGAGGCCAAGGAGTTGGTGGCGGAGGCGGAGGCGGTGCAGGTGGATCAATCCGTATTCTTTGCCTTGGTTCTGCTACTATCGGGACAGGTTTAATCCACGCCTCGGGTGGAACTGGTGGAACTGGATACAATAATCAGGCATATGGAGGAAATGGAGGGGCGGGTCGAGTTAGGATTGAGGCCTCCGCAATTAGTGGCACAAGCACACCAACCCTTGCAAGTGGATACTCAACAGGATACACCGCTTACACAAAGTATGGCTTTTACTTTACACAAAAAATAACAACCGGAAGTCCGGCAATAACTGTTAATGCTTATATTCGCCAAGATGTGGTTGTTAATGAGTTAATCGGTGCCTCGGTTAGTGCGGGTCAAAAAAATTGCCAAGTTGCAAACGGGGCTAAATATGAAATTGGCGACAAGGTGGTTGTTAAAGAGGGGACTAAGTTTGAGGTCCATACTATCGCAAGTAAAAATACAAATGTCCTCACGATGACAGATAATTTCGCAAACTCTTTCACAACCTCCGGTAAAGTCTTTCGCATTGATTGTGTTGGATATTGCAGTTTACAGCCCACTGGGTCAGGGGAAAGCCAAGAGGAAATGACATTAAAAGAGATATTTTTTGAAAACTCCGATACAGTAATGCTTTTGGTTTATTCAAAGACTATTAAGGCGATCAATGAGGATAGTGAGGGAGTGGAACTTGTCGGAATGGTTAGGTTAAAAGATGTTGCCTCAAACACAAATGCAGTCGCAATGAGAGAGGTTAATTGGGAATACTTTTAACTGTTGATAGGGTTGTGGATAAAATGTTGTTAATGTTAGCATAACAGGGGGGGGTATGGACATTTTTGTCCATAGGGTATGGACATTTTTGGGGAGAGGGTATGGACATTTTTGTCCACTAAATAATATAACTTAATAATCTAACTTAATACATCTATGTCGGAGATTTTAAAATCAGTCACTAAAGTCGTTTTATTGGGAATGATTATGACCCTTTGTGTGGTCTATGCTGTTGCCATTATTAAAGCGGTATTGAGTGGCCAAAATGTTTTAGACCAAATACCTTTTAAAGAGGTTATCCTACTCGTGGCAGGGTTTTTCTTTGCCTATAAAGGAGATAACAGCCAACCGTATGCGGGCAAGTAAAATAATCGGGAATGTTCTATGCGGAACATTTAGGGTCGTCTGGTTCATTTTAAATTGCCTCGCTTGGTTGAGCCTTGGTTTTATTGCTTGGGTGTTAATTGAATTTAAGTTTTTTTAAACCTATGGAAATACTAAACACTATTGCTCAAACGATCGTGACATTCCTTGCTGGTGTTATGGTGGGGGGAACATTACAGCACAAATATCGTTGGCTTGATAAGTTGGTCAACATACTATCGTAAAATAAAAGAAATCATTATGCCGGAGGAAAAGAACGGAAAGCACGCAATGAAGTGGTTTGTCACTATCGTCTCCTCTTTATTGCTCGTCTTTTCAACAATCAAAAGAGCGATTGACGGGCAGGGGGCAGATGTCACTCTTTGCACGGTTTTTGTGACGATCTCCGGTCTTGTGTGGGGTGCAAACATCGCTGATTACTTTAAAAAAATAAAATAACAAAAATATGGCGGAAAAAGAAAATTTAGCGGAGGGAAAATTTGGAACGGGTGCATTACCTCAAGTAGAGGACAAGAGAGATATTGCTTTTGCCTCGGTTGCCCCGTTTGATTGGGAGTTGGGATTTGATATTGAGCTATTGCTCGGATACCGGGCACAATGCTCGTCAGAGGCTCAATTTTGGGGTCAAGGTGGCCGTCAGGCGTGGGGAGTGACCCGATATAGGGAAATTGTCGCAGAAGTCAAAAAGAATGGCATACCTGCCTTTAAAATCCCAATAAAGAACCAAGGGGCCTCAAGCTCTTGCACAGGACAAGGATTGAGTTACTATTTAGAGGTTTTGAATTTCATTGAAACAGGCAAATGGGTCAAGATTTCGGCCCGGGATATTTATGCCTACATATCGCTTGGGAAAGGACAAGGGGCTTATTTGCGTGACGCATTGAAATTGGCGTGCGATCGTGGAATAGGCACGGAGGAATTAGTGCCGTGCTATCACAGGCAGGTCGTTAATGGCCGGGAGTTCGTTGACCCGTTCACAGAGGACGAATACTTGGTCAAGCCAGAGGAAACAGAACCATTGAAAGCGATCAGGTTAGCATTACAAGGAAAGGAATATCAACTCGCAGTTACCGAGTGGGGGTTGGAGAGAATGGAAAAAATGGCTTGGCAGATGTTGCTCGGGTTCGGTTCTTATTTTGCGGTTGACGGAGAAAACAACGGGACTTGGTCAAGTGAATACCCACAACCTCCGGTTAGCAGGAAATGGGGACACGCCCTTTTTGCCGGTGTTGCCAAGTTAGATAAAGACGGAAAACCCTTTGTTGGATTTCCAAACTCTTGGGGGAACATCGGTGTTAATGGGTGGCAAAAGTTAAAAGCAAATTATTTTGAGGCCAATGGCGTAATTTCGCCTTGGACTTTAATTGATAAAGATAATAATTGGAACAATATGACAAAATCAAATGTTAAGATAATCAAGGACGAGAATAGCCCGGCAGTCGGGATTTGGTTGCCTGCCACAAGCCCACAGGCTCTTGAAAGCTATTGTCAGAATTTCGGGCTTGAAGTGCCAAAGAAAGCGGACGGGTCGGTTGATTGGGATAAATGGATACAGGGCACAATGAGACTTAAATAATAAACCCGAAAGGGATTATTATAACGGACACATTAAAGGTTCACTCCGCCTTGATGTGGCCATATCGCCATAACAAGAACACTCTTTTTGGGGTGTTTTTGTTTTGACTGAAACAGATACGATCATAACAGAAAGCAATTACTAAAAGCCTTATTTTACAGGCATTTGAGAAGTTATTAACTTTTTCCTGTTTGTCGGTCGGTGTGCTGTGGATAAGTTTATAAAGCGGTTTATGTGATATTTAAAAAGCCCTAAAAATAAGGGCTTTTTATGTGTATTATGGGGACTTGTAAAGGTTTATAAAATGGTATACAATGCTAATATAAGAATTAAAAAACCAAACATTATGAAAATCACAAGAGCAACTTTAAAAAGTTTTATCAAAAAAAATCAAGATAATTTGTTCGTAAAAGTAAAATCAAGTTTTGACGGAATGACTGACTGTGTGCAAGAGGTTGAGGATAATTTCAGAAAGGTGGCAAGTGTCGATTTCACTAATGAGCATAACCTCGGAATAAATGGTCTTTGGTTGGTCGGTCAAAGCAGAGATTACTTAAAGGAATGGGAAAACGATGATTACAGAGGCATTGAGATTTATAATTGTTGCGGGACATCAATAATCGCAGTTAAGAAATAATTATGAGCAATGAACAAATCAAACAGGGGGCCTACGAGATAAAGAGAAAACTGCACACAGGCCTCCTCTCCTATGAGGAGGCGATAAAGAGCCAAGAGTTGCTGGCTTATGAAAGATTTTATAACAAGGTTGGAAAAGAGATTGCAAAAAAACACGGGAGAACATTTTACCCGTTTAATAAAATAAAATTTTTAAGATAACAATATGAGTGAATTTAATCACGATCAGGAATTAGAAAGACGATACCACCCGGAAAACTTTGACGGGTCAATCGCAGAGGCCGAGAGGGAGGCCGAGGGAAAAGAAAGGCAGGAGGATTTAAAAAAGCAGTTGTTTAAAGATTTATACGGGACAATGATTGATGAGAAGTATTGCGAACTGCCGGACGAGGAAGTCGCAAAAATCGCACTTGGGGTTCTAACTTTATTTAAAAATAAATATCTTGGTTATGCAAAAGGCATTGACTTGGAACAGTTACAATAAAAGTATGTTAAACAAAAAACAAAAACAAAAAAGAGAGAAGTTTAAAAGACAGATTTACATTTTAATAATAGCGGTCTGCGTGGCAAGTTTAGTTGTGAATTGCTTTGCAATTCGCTTGGGTCAAGACATCAGCAAAATTACACCCGTTGAAATTACTATCAATCGTCAAGAACCTAAACCGGAAACATTAAAGCAGGAGATTGAAAAGGTTGAGGAGGAGGAGTTGGCCGGTATGGAGTTGGCTATCAGAAATGCAAGCAAAGAGTTTAATGTCCCGGAGTGGCTGATTATCGGGATTGCTAATGCCGAGAGTGGATTGGGAAAATACTTTGCTGTTGATTACGATCGGGATAATTGCCATAACTGGTGGGGACTAAAGGGCGGTAATATGACCAAGAGAGCGGACGGAAGTTATTTGAGATGTTTTGTGAGTGATGAGGCAGGTGCAAGAACTGTTGCAAAGTCTTTAAGAAATTACTATTTAGATGAGGGCCGAGATACCCCCGAAAAGATTTGCCAAAAGTGGATTGGCGGGAAGTTCGCGAATAAGGTTGAAAGCAACGGGAAAACCCATTGCGAAAATTGGGTCAACAATGTTAATAAATATAAAAAATAATTTTATGAAGTTAAAGGAAAAATTGGCCTACATAGAAAAAAATCATTTTGGGGAATGGTTTAAAATGAGGCAGGTGGTTGAGGCAGAGATGTCCGACAAGCAATCAATAATGTGCGTTTGCGGAAAATTGGCGACAGGACTTCACGAGGGATATTGCCAAAGATTTAAGGCAAAGGTAAATTCGGAAACTTTAAAAAGACTAAGTCACTTATTTAAAAAATAATTTTATGGCTAAAGTAAAAATACCAACCAATGACGAGATTTTAGCGGTCCTCGTCAAAGAGTTCGGAGTTGAGAACATTGATGTCAAAGACTGCTTTGAGATTGAGAGAATGATTGAGAAGTTGTCGGACGAAATGCTTATCAGCTATGACTATGATGTGATACAGAACACGGGGTCAAGTTGGCAACAGATTGCGGTTTATTCAAGCGACCTCGGGACGCTAATAACAGACGAGAGAGTAAAGCGTGATAAATTGGCTAACACTTGCCACGGGAAGTCAATCATTTTAGACGGGGACGCAGTCGGAGAGTTTGATGACATTGACTCTTTTATCGGGCAAGTTATCAGTTGGGAGATTGAGGCGAGAGAGTTGCTTGATGTTTTAAAGGTTGCGGTTAGCAACTCAACAAGCCTCGGGGTTATTTTAAAGAATGACGAAGTTTTAAGAGATGAAATAAAAAGGCGGGCGGTTGATTGTGTGGTCGGAGAAGTAACGGAAAAGCTACTTGCAAAAAAGATTGCTAATAAAATTTATAAGATTTAATTATATGGAATTTACAAAAAGACAAGACTTAGAAAATTTGCCGGACAACATCTTGATGAGGGAGGCCGATTTGATTATTCAGTTTATCAACCAAGCCCGGGAACAATTAAAGGTTATCAAAGAAGTCGCAGACAAGAGAACCGCAGAAACTGGTCGGGAACTCTATGAGGGGGATTTGATTATGGCCTCCGATCGTGAATTGTTGAAAGAGGCTATTGAGTTGTTGGTCGCTCTTGATGAGGTCACGGAAAATAAGTTGCCGGAGTGGCACAGTCAAGCAGATTTGATTTTGGAGGTTGGTGATTTCTACAACAAGGTTGAAAATGATACGGAGTTGAGGGAATGTTTAAGCCCGAAAGAGTTATGATTTTTTACTGTAAGCATAAAAAGGGCGTAATTGTCCGTGGCAAGGTTATCAACTATTGCCTAAAAAGGAATTGTTGGGCATTGATGATGTTTAGCGGAAAGACAAAATTGGCTCAATTTATGAGGAAAGACAGGGCTTGTAAGAGTTTAAAAAAAGGTTTATAATATCAATACGACAATTAAGAAATAATCAAAAAAATTTATGGCTAAAAAAGCATATCTACCATTGACGGAAAGAGAGGAGGAAGTATTTGCATATATTCTCGGTTACATCGTGGACAATGGCTATTCACCTACCCGTCAGGAAATAGCAGACCATTTTAAGTTTACCCCTCCGGGTGCTCAAAAGTTTATTCAATCATTGGAGGACAAGGGCAGAATTATCACGATCAAGAATGACGGGAAAAGAATTAACCGAAATATCGTGATAGTTGAAAAGCGGACTTTAAGAGGTTAATAAAAAAGTGTATAATTAAAACATTATAAATTTACCTTAATTTTATGGCGAAAAAAAAGGAAGTTGCAAAGAAAGCAATTAAAAAAACTACCAAGACCAAAAAGGAGGAAAAGGTCTTGAAACCAAAACAAGAGGCTTTGAGTGGTGACATCGTGGTTCACAACCCCACCAATCCGACACAGGAGTTTGTCGTTGCCTCGGAGTTTGCCGATGATGAGGCCATTGAGGCCGAGTTAATGGGCAGAGCAATGGAACACTATGTCTATTCGTTCAAACAGGACGGAAAGCAAGTGACAGGAATGACCGTTGCCGGTGTAAATGAAATGAGCCGACAACTAACCAAGAAAAAAGACAGTGGAATTAAAATTCGCATTGTCCCTGATAGCATTAAGATTGAGAGAGATGTTGAGGAGGGCGGTGTCAAAGGCGTGTCAGTCATTTTATTGGCCGAGAATATGTTATCGGGGGAAACTGCGATCGGGGCAAAGTTTGAGCCCTATAAAAAGACAGGTCGCAATGGTGAGTATGATAACACTTTCGCATTGGAAAAGGCGGTCAGCAAGGCCGAGAGAAATGCCAAGCGTAAGTTAATCCCGGAGAAAATGGCGATTGAGATGATTAAAAAGTTCGTCAAGCAAGGCAATGTCCAAGCATTGCCACCCGCTAATCAGCAACCGGCACAGGTTCAAGCCCCACAGAATAACAATGTTGATTATCTGTCAAAGTTAATCACTATGCTTGCAAGAGAGGCTGGTGTTAAAATAAGCGACAAGACGACTGAAAGGGAGTGGCGTGATATTTTAAACTTGTTTAACGAATATACAGGGCTAAACATTAAGTCTTTAAAGGTCAATCAGCAAACTGCTCAAAAGTATTTAATGGATTTCGTAAATTGCCCGATAATGGTTAACAAAAAATAATATGTTAATCAATAAAGCAGACCAAATCTTGATGAACGAGGCCCGAAAGATACGATCTAAAATTGACCACAAGAAAAAAGAGATTGTTAAATTAGAGGCCGAGTTGAGAGAGATTGAGAAAAGAATTAAAAAATAATAATAAAAAGTTTTATGGCGAAACTTAATGCAGTCCCAACAAGGACTTTTGAAAAATACAACGGAGAGGTCGTGATTGATTTTTATGAGAAATACGGACGATACAATCACATCTACATTAGGCGTGACAATGGTGAGTGGTTAAAATCTGTCACAAAGGCCACGGGGATTTTGGACAAACCGGCTTTAATCCCTTGGGCCTGTAAGGTAATGGCAGAGAAGTTGGTTGAAATTGCTACACAAAAGGGAAAGCTGGTGATTACCGACATTGAGGCCTCAAAATCCGCTTGGAGAGAAAAGCGTGACAAGTCTGCGGAGAAAGGCACAATTATTCACGATCTTGTCAGTCAATACATCAATTTTAAATTGGGAGTAAACAAGAAAGCACCTGCAATGCCTAAAGATGAACAGGTGGAAAATGCTTATTTGGCATTTAGAGATTGGGAGGCAGAACACAATGTCAAATTTATTGCTACCGAGGTTTTGGTCTATTCTAAAAAATACAATTTTGTCGGGACATTGGATTGTATTGCCGAAGTCAATGGAGAATACTGCTTGATTGATTTCAAGAGTGGCAATGGTATTTATTGGGATTATATTTTACAGGTTAGCGGTTATGGCATAGCCCACGAGGAGGAAACCGAGAAACCTTTTGATAGATGTTGGATTGTCCGGTTTGGACAAAATGACGCTAATTTTCAGGTCAAGGATTTCACAATCAGCCAAAAACTTAATAAAGCATTTTTGTCTTGTCACTACCTTTCGTCTATACAGTCGGAGGTTGAGGCAATCGTGAAATAATATGAACAATAATCCATTGACTGATTTAGAGCAAAAAGCATTGGATATTATCCGGGAAAGACACGCAGGGAAAGAGGTGACCGGTGGGCAGTTGTCGTTAATCCTCGGAGTTAAAGACAAGGACGGAAAAGCCGGTGCGAATATGCGATCAGTGATAAACACATTAAGGGACAAGGGAAAAGTCGTTTGTGCGAACAGCAGGGGGTATTATTATCCACGAACAGTTGAGGAGTTGGCTGAATATGTTGACCAGTTCCAAAATCGGATTAACGAACAACAAAGGGCTTGTGACATTATGAAAGAGAGGGTCAAGCAGTGGTTTGATATTAACTTGGCAAAGATTGAGCAGGAAAAACAAAAAAAACCCGAACAAAACCAATTATTCAAAACTAATAATTTAAGATATTAAATTTAAAATCTATGAACAAAGTAATGCTCATCGGCAATTTAGCAAAAGATGTTGAATTGCGAACCACCACCAACGGAAAGGCGGTTGCCACCTGCTCAATCGCTACCAACAAAAGGTATAAAGACCAAGCCGGACAAGTTCAATCGGTTGTGCAATTTCACAACTTAGTTGTTTGGGGAAACCCCGCAAACACATTTGCTCAATATCTGCGTAAAGGTTCAAAGGTCGCAATCGTGGGAGAACTACAAACCCGTGATTATATGACGAAAGATAATCAAAAGCGTTATGTCACGGAGGTCGTGGTCAGTGAGTTTGAATTTTTGACACCTGCTAATCAGGGTCAACAAAATCAAGGTCAGCAAGATTATTCACAACCCGAACCGGCAAATGATTGGTCACAGGGAGAGCCGGAGGAGGAGATTAAGGTTGAAAATATACCATTTTAAATTTTATCAATATGGCGAAAGCAAAAAAAATTGAAACAAGCGAGAGTGAGATGATTATTTGCGGTCAATCGGAGGCCTCAATCCGTAAAGCATATTTTGATAATGAACTCGTGCCCCTGTTAAACAAAATACAGGGGTCGGGGAAATACGATGTTGGTGAGGTTGAAAAGTTGGGGTTATTTTTAGAGAGTTTGAGAACCGAGGGAAAAAGTATGATTGACGATCTGCTCAAGGTATTCGGCGGAAAGATTATTGATGAGGGCGTGCCCCCTACTGTTGATGAGTTAAGGGACGGGGCAGACGATAGGGTTTGGCGTGAAAAAGCGGACAAGGCAATTATTTACATTGAGGAAACCTTGAACAAAATCCGGGACGGGATTGCGAACAAAAAACCATTTGCCTCGGGGTTTTGGAGTGATACAGCAATGACATTCCTTTCAATGCAGGATTTGTTGGACAAGGATTTGATTTACAAGAGGCAGTTATACAAAGCCCGTTTGACTAAAATCATTGACGATCACGGAGTAAGCAGGAAAGAGGCGGAGGAGAGAGCAGAATTGACCAAGGAGTATTTTGATTACAGGGCTCTTGATAAGTTGGCAAAGAGGTTAGAGGAATTTTATACATTTGCCCGGAGGAGAGATGATGAAACAAATCACCGCTAAAAATATGACATTGACAATTAAAGACTTCCAAAGGGAGGAATTGGGAGAGGGTAAGCATTACTTATCGGCAAAGTTTGGAGATTATGAGATTTGCCTTGAGCCTTGCTTATCCGGTTATTGTGTCGGGATTTATAAGTTTGGCCCCGATGAAAAGATTGCCGGATTGATTACAGGAAAGAAATGCACGGACTTCAAATTTAAGAGTAGGGAAAACCGACTATTGTTCGGGGTTGACGGACTTAAAAAAGGCGAGGCAAATATGGTAAAATTGCGTGCGATGAAATTCGCTAACGAATTTTACAAATCTTTTATAAACTAATTTGTTTTTATGGCGACAGAACAAAAGGCCGTTAAATTGGCCGAAATTCAAAAAAGCACAAATGACCTTGTGCCTGTGGTCGGGAATATGACGATCACGAGTGAGAGTGAACAAAAGGGTGCTATTGACTTGAGCAACCAAATCAAAGCGAGGATTAAGAGAGTTGAGGAGTTGAGGAAATTTTTTGTTGAGGATTTAACCCGAAAGGTTAATGAAATCAATGCGGAGTTTAGAGCAGTCCGAAAACCATTGGAGGATATGCTTGAGCAGATTGACGGAAAATTGCTTGATTGGAGAAAAAAGGAAATGGCACGGATTGAGGCAGAAAGAAAAAAAGAGGAGGAACGAAAACGCAAGGAGTTTGAAAAAGAGCAGGAGAAGTTGAGGAAACAGGCTGAAAAAGAGGCAGAGGCTGAAAAGAAAAGACTTGCAAAACTTGAGTTGAGTAAGAAAGAGGAAAAGGCGGAGTTGAAACGGATTGAGGAGGAAAAGGCGGCCAAGATTGAGGAGGCTAAACAGGACGATTTTGTTTTTGATGATAGTGATTTTAAACAGTCAAAGACAGTCCACTCCGAAACTGGGTCAGCAACCTTCAAAAAGACTTGGGATTTCAAAGTCATTGACCCGTTGAAAATTCCGAGAGAGTATTTGCAGGTTGACCTCGTTGCGATCAGAAAGGCAGTTAAGGACGGGGCAAGGGTTATTCCGGGAGTGGATATTTTTGAAACAGAAGTGATTAACAGAAAAGTTTAACTTAATTATATGGACACCTTAGTCACAATCTACATTTTGTTAGCGGTAGCATTGGAGGTCGTTGTCGGGGTTGTCTTGATTAACGGGTGCAGTCGCAGAGTTGGAAACAATTTTGCGATTGCCTCGTTTATCGTGGCAATTCTTGGAATGGCACTTTTGATTTTATAGTATGCGACCAATACCGATGAAACTAAGAACCGAGATTGCCAAAGACCCGTTTATGGCTCGGTGCATTTACTGCGATTTAAAAAGACAAAATGAGTGTCGTGGCAAGATAGAATGGGAACACGCTTGGATTTACGCAGGGAAACAGATTAACGAGAAATGGGCGATTGTGCCAGTTTGCACTTACCACCACAGAGGGAATGGCCTTGATAAGGGCTACAACCAATACAGGGCGATTATCAGGGCAGACATTAGCGATCTGCAAATGCGTATGCCAAAAAGAGATTGGGTTCAGATTAAAAAACATCTTGTTGAAAAATACAAGACAAATCAGGTGGTTGATGTGGTTGAGTTCACGCCACCAAAACTTTAAAATTTAATAACCTAAACGATTTAGGTGCTTGTCAATCGTATGGTGGAAAAAAATTTCCAAACGCTATTTAGTGCTTGGGCAATAAAAAATAAAAGTTATATCAAAACCAAATTCGGAAAGTGTGCGGTTTTTGAGTTGAAGTTAAGCAAAACAAAGTCAATAAGGTTTGACGAATTAAGGGAACATCAGGGAGTTGCTTTGACAGAAGTGACGGGGGTTGGTTGTTATCATAAAATAACAGACCAACCGGTGTCTTGGGGGGCTGAAACAAAAATCAGGTTTACCGCTAAAAAACCTTTTGACTGTTTTTTTATTTCAGAGAGCCCGGCATTTGTTGTGGTCTTTTTTTATGTCAAGGGACAGAGAGCAAAAGACAGGGAGATGATTTTTATTAGGATTGAGGATTGGCTCAAGGAATGGAAAATCGCAGAAGCAGAGGGTCGCAAGTCAGTCCGGGAGGAATACTTACGATCAATCGGAATAGTGGAAAAACTGGGGGATTAAACAGTCTTGCAGTTGTTTAAAAAATAGTTTATAATAACAATATGGAGTGCAAAGAAACTGAAATTTTAAAACCAAGTTTTTGGGCGGTTATTCCGGCAACTGTTCGTTATGACGAAAAGGTCGGGTCAACGGCCAAATTGCTCTATGCGGAGATAACTGCTTTAAGCAATGCTCAAGGTTACTGTTGGGCCTCCAATGAGTATTTTGGGAAGTTGTTTAACATAACACCAAAACAAGCAAGTCGGTTGATTGCCGATTTATGTGAGAGAGGATTTTTAAAAAGTTATATTGACGGACAGGCGGGAAACCAAAGGAAACTTTACCCGCAATCAACTGTTGAGAATGAACCAATGCCGGACACAAAGAGGGTCAAGACATTGGCAGAGAGATTTGAGGAACAGGTCGGGCCGGTAGTCACGGAGTTGGCAGATGAAAAAAAAGCATTTTTGGATTATTGGACCGCAAAGAATGACGGAGGAAAAAAAGAGCATTGGCAGAAACAGACAACTTTTGCGATGAGGCAGAGGTGGGCTACTTGGAAAAGAAATAAAAGGGATTGGAGTAAGCCAAGCCAAAAGTTGCCGACTGATGATGAGTTGAGAAAGAGTGCAAAGAGAGAGGCGGACAGAAAAGGACGAGAGGAGGCGGAAAGAAAAGAAAGAGCAGAAAGGGATAGACCAAGGACACCCGAGGAACAGGCAAGAATAGATAAGCAGTTGGCAATAGTGAGAGAAAGTTTAAAAAATAAATTTAGTATAAAACAATGAACGCTAAAACATCAAAGAAAATCCGCAAAGGCACTAAGCACTCTTTTATAATCTTTTTAAGAAAGAGGCCCCGATTTATGCCTAAATGGATTTATAGATTAGCCGCCTTGATTATCTTTAATGATGACGGGATTGAGTTGATTGGTGCTCTTTATGGATTGAGAAAATCTGTAAAGTTTAACGGGGTTAAATACAAAATAAAGCAATAACTTTATGGATATAAATAAAACAATAAAAAGAAACCTATTTTTTAAAGTAGATTTTGACGGGAGGTATAAAAAAACCAAGAAAGGAATTAAGCAGGAAGTTAAATTTTATTTGGTCGGGAGTGTGCCTGTTGTTATTGAATATGAGGACGAGAGCAAAGAGAGGTCAATTATAAATATACCTGTTGAAGTTAAACAAGACCCGTATTTGAGGCTTATGCACGGGGCCAAGTATGAACACTTAAAAGATGTTAAAAAGGCGATCAAGGAAAAATTTAACCTTGATGTTGATTACAAGAAAGAGGCTGATGAGGTTGTTGGGAGGGCACAGAAAGCAATTAAGCAGGTGATTGATAAAGGTGAATTTATGGGAAAGAAAATCAAGAGCCTTTTAATAATTAACATAGGCAAACAAGAATATGAGCAAACTAAAAATAATACAAAAAAAGGTTAGTGAGTTAAAGCCTGCGGAGTATAACCCCCGCAAGATTGGCACTAAGGAAAAAATGGAATTGACGAAGTCACTTAAAAAGTTTGATTTTGTTGAGCCCATTGTTATCAATGTTAATCCGAAAAGGAAGGACATTGTTATTGGTGGACACCAAAGATTAAAGATTGCTAAGGAGTTGGGAATGGTTGAAGTGCCTTGCGTTGGTGTTAATCTTGGGCCGAAAGAGGAGAAAGAGCTTAATTTAAGATTGAATAAAAACAAAGGCGAGTTTGATGTTGATTTACTTGCTGGCCTTGATGAGGATTTGTTAAGGGAGGTCGGATTTATGGAAAAAGAATTGAGCAAAGTTTTTGCTGACGGATTAGAGAATGGAAAAGAGGAGGAGTTTAGCAGTGAGGTTTTAGAGGAAAATAATTATTTGGTTTTTACTTTTAATAATTCGGTTGATTGGTTGGCAATCTCCGATTTTTTTAAATTAAAATCTGTCTTGGCAAAAGACAGTAAGACTGATTATAAACGCAAAGGGGTTGGCCGTGTATTGGACGGCTCTGCTCTTTTGGATTTAATTAAATAAATTTAATCTTATGGCAAAGGAAACAAAAATGAAATTTAAAATCCTTGCTTTATCTGCGAATGATAAGGCTATGGAGTAGGCTATGAAAATTAAAAGCCCGTTTGGATTAACCGAGGCTAAATGCGGTTATTCAATTAACATCTCAATAGATGAGGAATATTTTGCTCAAAGAGTTGAGGAGTTAAATAATAAAATAAAAAATGCCGAGGCTAAGCCCGATATGTTTGAGGATTACAAGGGAACAATACAATCCTTAAAAGATAATATTAAGGGGGTTGAGTTGGATAAAAAAGAGGCCGAGGAGTTGGAGATTGAGGATTTTACTGCAACCGTTAGTCAAGTGGATTTTTCAAAAGATACTCTGCTTTTGGAAATACCCGAGGAGGTTGTGGCTGATATAATTAAACTAAGGCATAATGTTGAGGCTTATGTCGTTAACCTAAAATAATATGAACTTATTTAAAGCAGGAATAAAAATAACTATGGGCTGTTTTGGATTGATTATGTTGATTGCTATTATTTTCGTATTAAGTGCTTTACTATAAAATTATGTTTACTATTGCTATACCAAGTTATAAAAGAGCAAATGATTGTTTGACTGCTAAAAAATTTAGTCGGGGAGTTATTTTTTGCCACGAGTTTGAAGTTGAGGAATACAAAAAACATAACAAAAACAAAATTGTTGTGATACCCGATGAGTTGGCAGGTAAAGGTATGGCCACGATCAGAAATTTTATTTTAGACAATACGAAAACCGAGCAAGTAGTTATGCTTGATGATGACATTAAGCAATTTGGATATTACGAAAATTTGCAGATGTTTATAATGACCGAGGGGGAAGTTTATGATTTATTTGAGAATAATTTTAGAATGGCCATTGAAATAAAAACAAAACTTTGGGGGCTCAATTTACAGAGTGACAAAAAGTTTTATCGGGAATATAGCCCGTTATCACTCTCCTCTGTAATTTTGGGCCCCTGTATGGGGATAATCAAGGACGAGGATTTGAGATTTGATGTGAGGCTTGGACTTAAAGAGGATTATGATTATTCAATACAGGCATTAAGAAAATTTAGAAAGGTTTTAAGATTTAATAAATATCACTACATTTCTGCTCACATAAAAAAGAAAGGCGGTTGTGCCTCTTATCGGACTATGAAAAAAGAGGAGGACCAAGCTAACCTCTTTCAAAAGAAATGGGGCAGACAGATTGTAGAAATTAAAAGGAAAACTCAAGGGGGCAATATGAGCATTAACCCCGTTGTGAGGATACCGATTAAAGGGATATGAAACAATGGGAAAACCTAAAAGAAAATAAATGCCCGACTTGTGGCGAGAATATCAAGAGGAGATACAATGAGAATTTTAAATGCGAGAGATGTGGCTTTTACTGCCGACTGGGTAGAGCAAGGGAAATATTGGGAGATTTAGATGAGAGAAATATTGACAAGGGGGCTGACGAGTTTTTAAAAAAGCATAATTGCTATATACCAAAATATTAACAAACTAATTATAAATTTATGAAAATTGGAATTTTAGGACTTGGCGAAGTGGGCCAAGCAATCAAGGAAGTATATTTGAATAACCCAAAAGGGAAAGAGTTTGAAATAGTCGTTTGCGATAAAGCTAAAAATCTTTATCAATTTGAAGTGCCAAACGATGAGGGAGATGTTATGCAATATTTACATATCTGTTTACCTTACAATGAGAAGTTTGAGGATTTGGTTGAGGCAGTATGTAAAAAGTATAACCCAGGGATTACTATTATTCACTCTACTGTTAAAGTCGGGACTACTAAAAGATTAAACGATAAAGTCGGGAGAGTGGTGCATAGTCCGATCAGGGGAGTTCACCCAAAACTGTATGAGGGAGTTAAGACCTTTGTTAAGTATATCGGCTATGATGAGTTTGATGTTGGGAATATGATTGCTACTCACTTCTCCGATGACTTGGGGTTAGATGTTGGAATGTTTGAAAATTCAAAGACCACTGAATTGGGCAAATTGTTATCTACTACCTATTACGGAATGGCGATTGCTTTTCATAACTATACAAATAAAATTTGCAAGGAGAATGGATTGGACTTTGATAAAGTGATGACTGATTTTAATGGGACTTACAATGAGGGGTATAAGAAACTCGGCAAAGAGAATGTTATTAGACCAGTATTGTATGCCCCCGAGGACGGAAAGATTGGAGGCCATTGTATAATCCCTAATGCTAAAATATTGAAAGAGCAATTTGGAGATAGCGAAGTTTTAAAAATGATTTTAGATTTAGAATAAATATGAAGTTAACCAAAGAGCAAGCAAAAGAAATAAACGGACTAAGAAAGATTGCTAATAAGAGGGCGATTAAAATTTGGATTAGTGCTATATTTATAACAGGGGCTATTATTCTTATTCAAGCGATTATCGGGAAATGGATTGTTAAGTTTATCGGAATTGAATTAAGTATGCTTGAGGCGATCATAGCAGTTATAATTGCAAACTTTATAGCAGGGTTTTTAAAGATAGTTAAATATGCCAAGAAAAAAAGAAAACAAAAATAATGGATTGCCAGAGATTATTATAAAGGGCAAAAAAAAACCAATAAAAAAGAATGTTGGCAAGGTTAAGGTTGTTAAAAAGGTTGTAAATAAGAATAATAAACTTAACAAGCCTAAGGGGGGAAAGAAAGGGAGAGCAAATGAGAATTATGATGATACAAAAATACAGGAAAGAATTGCTAAAAAAAAGGCTTTGGTTTTAGAGGGGTTGAAAGATAGTTTTGGAATAGTCACCAATGCAATCGCTAAGGCTGATGTGAGCAATGTGACTTTTTATACTTGGTATAGAGATGACAAAGACTTTGCTAAGGGTGTTGATGATATACAGGGGCAGATTGAGGTTATTGTTGATGATAGAATTAAACAGGGCATATTAAACAATGACGGGGCAATGATTAGATTTTATGCCTCTGCCTGTATGAAAAAATATAGAAACAAATTAGGAATTGGACAAGGTGAGGATTTAGAGCCTTTTGAGTTCATAATCAAGACTAAAAAAATAACCGATGACGAAAATGCCGAGGATTGAATGGGAACAAACAGAAAAACAAGAACAGGCTTGGCACTACCTGACTGATGATACTACGACCGAAGTTATATTCGGCGGAGGTGCAGGCGGTGCCAAGTCTTTTTTGGGCTGTGCTTGGATTATCAGAATGGCGATAGGGTATAAAGGAACTCGTTGGCTTATTGGTAGAAAGAAATTAAAGAGATTGAAAGAAACCACATTGAAAACATTTTTTGAGGTTTGTGCTATGTGGGGATTAAAACAAAATAAACATTTTAAATATAATGCTCAAGACGGAGTTATTAAATTTGCTAATGGGAGTGAGGTGTTGTTGGCTGATTTGGCCCACCAACCAAGTGACCCAAATTACGATGAGCTTGGGTCGTTGGAATTAACAGGGGCTTTTATTGATGAGGTTAACCAAATTACTTTTAAGGCGTGGGAAGTTATTAACTCCCGTATTCGTTTTAAATTAGATGAGTATGGATTGATACCGAAAATATTGGGAACTTGTAACCCGTCTAAGGGGTGGGTTTATACTTATTTTTACAAACCTTTTAAAGATAAATGCCAAGATGTTGGCAAGGCTTTTATTCGGGCCCTTGCAAAGGATAATCCGTTTATATCTAAACACTACATCAATCAATTAAAAAGAATTAAAGACAAGGCAACGAGAGAGAGATTGCTAAATGGTAATTGGGAGTATGATGATGACCCAGCTTGCTTGTTTGAGTTAGATGTAATACAAGACCAGTTTACTACCAAGGTTGATGACAAAAAAGATAGGTGGATTACTGGCGATGTTAGTAGAAAGGGGCGAGATAATATGCCTATTGGTATTTGGCACGGATTACAATTAAAGAAAGTTATTGTTATACCTTATGATATTAGAAAGAATACTGCTAAGAGTGCCGAGTTTATAATCAAGACCGCACAGAGAGAGGGAGTGAGAAGTGGAAAGATTATTTTAGATGAGGACGGAGTTGGTGGTGGCGTGGTTGATAATATAAGGGGCTGTATTGGATTTATAAATGGCTCAAGCCCTGTTTTATCAAGACAAGAGCAGTTAGCTAAAAAGAGGGGAGAGCATTATACTAATTACGGGAACTTAAAAACCCAATGCTATTTTAAATTAGCGGAAGTAATGGAGGCAGGAGATTTGGGGATTGACGGGGAGGCTTTTGATGTGCAGGCTAAAGATGATTACATTGAGGAGTTGGGACAGATTAAGCAGAGAGATTTAGACAAAGACGGAAAGATTTATTTAGTTGGTAAAGATAAGATAAAAGAAAACATTGGACGATCTCCCGATTATTCGGATATGGTGATGATGAGAATGTTGCCACTTGTTAAGCCTAAGAGGGTGCTTGATATTATAACCCTTGACTAAGGTGATGTTTTTTATTGCCGAGGTTTACAAAATATGCTATAATAAAATTACATAATAACTATATTAAAAATATGGGGCTATTAGATAAAATATTTAATCGTGGCGAGAAAAAAAGCGTGCCTTATTCGTTTTTTTATAATTCGGGGATAATGTCAAACATTGTTACCCGTTCAGACGCCTTGGATTTTTACAAGTCTTGGGTTTATGCTTGTGTTACTAAGAGGTCAATGGGATTGGCTCAAATTGATTTCAAGGCATATAAATTAAAAGGCGATAAGGTTGTGGAGGTGTTAGAACACCCCGTTTTAGATTTACTTTACAGAGTTAACCCACAGATGACTAAATTTAACTTTATTCAGTTATCTATTATTTATCGGGATTTGCTTGGTGCAAGCCCTTGGATTTTAGAGGGTGGAGATAAGAATGGGAAAAATCCTACTCAAATGTCTATTGCAAGACCAGAGTTTTTTAGAGCAGAAAGAGATAAGGACGGAAACATTACAAAATATGTTTATGAGATTGGAACTTATAAAAAAGAATTTTCTACTAATCAAGTTATTTTCTTAAAAAATTATAATCCGAAAAATCCTGACAAAGGGATTGGAGTTTTGGAGGCTGTAAGACAGACTGCTGAAAATGATGACTATATGTTGCAGTCAAATAATAATCTTTTGAAAGAGGGTGCGATCTCAAGTGGCTTTTTAGAAACCGAGGAGATATTGGATAGCAAAGAAGTTAAGAGATTGGAAAAGAAAGCCAAGGCTAAAATGGCAGGATATGAAAATGCCCATAAAATTCAGATATTACAGGGAGGTATGAAATTTAAACCGAATGTTATACCACCGAGAGATTTGGAGTTTATTGAGGGGAGAAAACTTAACCGAGATGAGATTGCTGGGATTTTTGGTGTGCCAAAATCTCTTTTGACTTTTGATGATGTAAACAGGGCCTCTGCTCAAGCAGGAGAATATCAATTTAACAAATGGACTCTTGAACCTTTGGCTACTGAAATATGCGAGCAGTTGAATGAGTTTTTAGTGCCGAAGTTTGATGATGATGTTTGGTTAGACTTTGAGCCTCTTGCTAAGGAGGACGAGGAGTTGTCTATTAGGGGCAAGGAGGCAAGTGTTAATAAATGGAAAACTATAAATGAAGTTAGAGAAATGGACGGATTGGGTGCTATATCGGGAGGAGATTATATTTATATGCCTTTTTCTACTTTGCCAATGGTCGGAGGAGAAAAGAAAGGAGTTAACGATGTTTTGAAAATCGGGAGTGCCCGTGCTAAAGATGAGGGCAGAGTTGATTTGAAAAAAGAGAGATACATTAAGAAAAGAATTTTAAGCAGAAATTATCGCAACAAGCAATTAGTCAATCGTGCCAGTAATAAGGCTAACGAATTGTTAGAGGGAAAAAAGAGAATAGTTTTGAAACTCGTTAACCAAAAGGCTGACGAGGTAAAAAAAAAATTAGGATTGACTGATGAGATGATTGACACTTGGTATAAAGCAAGAATGAAAGAGGAGGAAAGTTTAGAGGGGATTTGGAAAAATGGATTTAAAAAGTTCTTTAAAGAGCAAGAGAAAAGATTTATAACTGCTTTAGAGGAAAACAAAAAAGGAGTTGCTCAAGAGTATGGGATTGATGTTGCAGAGGAGTTGGGGGCTACTGTTGAGGTTATAAGCCCGTTGATGTATGAAACAGTTATGCGAGGAGTTAACCAAGCAAGTGAATTGGTCGGACAACCTGCTATTGCAGACTTTGAATTTTTAAGAGAGTGGCTTAATAAAGTGGGAGAGGAGATTGGTGAGAATATCAATAACACCACGATCACCGCATTTGATGAAACAATCAGACAAGGACTTGCAGAGGGTGAGGGGATTGGAGAATTAAAAAAGAGAGTGAGTGAGGTGTTTGATTTCGCTACTGATACCCGTGCCGAGATGATTGCGAGAACTGAAACCGCAAGAGGTATTACCGAGGCCCACAGACAGACTTATGAGTATTATGGATTTATAGATGTGGAGTGGTTGTTAAGCCCAGGGGCTTGCTCGGAGTGTATTGCAAAGAAAGGGAATAGTTGGACCACTAAGAGCATACAGGGAGAGATACCAGTTCACCCAAATTGCAAATGCGATTTTACACCATTATAAAAATTAACTATAAATATATGGCTCAAACAATAAGAGATATTAAAAAAAAGAACGGGGGTAAATAAAAGCCTTTATGAAATAGTTTAAATGTGCTATAATAAAATTATTAAGATAAATTTACAAAAATATGAGTAAAAAAATTCAGACCGAGGCAAAGGCTGATGTAAAAATCAATATACCTGTTAAGTTTAAAATCATTGAGAGTAAGGCTGACGGGCAAAAGGGAATTATTGAGGCGTATGTGTCTATTTTTGACAATGTTGACCTTGTTGGCGATATTATCAAGAGAGGTGCGTTTGCTGAAAGCCTTGCAAAGAAATTGCCAAAAGGTGTTTGGGCTCATAATTGGGACGAGCCTATTGCTAAGACCTTGGAGGCCCGTGAGGACGAAAAGGGGCTTTATATTCGTGGACAGTTTATTGAGGGCGTGCAGAAAGCAGACGAGGCCTATAAACTGATTAAAGAGGGAGTTATTGACGAGTTTTCAATCGGATTTAGAATATTGGGTTATGAGTGGAGTGATGACGACCCCGATGTAAGAATTATTACAAAGGCCCGTTTATACGAATGGTCACCAGTTCTTGCAGGTGCTAATCCCGATACTGAATTGATTAGTATTAAAGACGATCAGCCGAAAGAGGAAAAAGAAAAGAAAGATGATGAGGAAAAAGAAACCGAGGAAGTAGAGGAGGAGAAAAAAATTGACTTCGTTAAGGTAGATGAAAAAAGTGGAACTATTAAATTGTTTTACAAGGACGGGGAGGAAAAGAAAACGGAAGTCTATAAAATGAGTGATAAATTTAAAAAATATCAAAGTGAGTTAAAGGCTCACAAAACAAAGGTCGGCACTAATAATGGAGAGGGCGATAGCAACCCTAATAAAAAAATCCTCCGTATTAGACAAGTAGCAAAACAAAATCTTAAAGCAAGTCAATACTTGCTTAGGATTACTAAAAATTAACTTATAAACCTATGGAAAAAGAACAAGTGAAAGAGGTTACTATGGACGAATTAAAGTCTATAATGGCCGAGGGGGTTAAAGAAATAATCCCTGCTCTAAAAAGTGAAATTTTAGAGGAAATGAAAGGCAGTTTAAAAGATGAGGTTAAAGTTAATAGCGATGAGGAGAAAGTTGAAAAGTCCGCGGATTTTATTCGTAAGGCTTGCAACGGAGAACTTGAAAAGAAAGCTATTGACTCTACAACCGACTCGTTCGGGTATACAGTGCCTACCGAACTTAGTGACTTTATCTTAAAAGCCAAAGATAAAATTGCGAAAATGCGTAAATTGGCTTTCGTATTTCAAATGGCAGGAAATTTTGACCTACCAACCGAGGGAACTGGCGTGACTGGTTACTGGGTGGGTGAAAATGAAACCATTACTGAAAGCAACCCTACAATCGGCAAGAAAACTCTTGTTGATTACTATTTAGCGGCTCGTGTGTTAATCCCACGAAAGTTGTTAAATACCTCTGCTTATAACATTGTGAACTATGTTGGTGAACTATGTGCTCGTAAGTTGAGAGATACCGAGGAAACTGCTTTTGTTGCAGGTGACGGTTCAAGCAAACCTACTGGTTTACGATCAGCAAGTTTAACTGGCTCACAGGCTCAAGCAAGCACTTCTTTGGCTTATAACGATATAATCAATCTATTTTATGCTCTACCTGAACAGTATAGAGAAAATGCAGTTTTCTTAACTTCTGCTCTTGGTATGAAAGCGATTAGAAAGATTGTTGACGATAATGGTGTGCCAATCTTTGATTTGCGTGACCAAAAAATGTTTAATAGACCTGTTATTGAAAGCTCTGACATTCCTGAAAACCTTGGAAGTTCTGCCAATACTACTGAAATTTATTTTGGTGATATGTGGTATTACTGGATTAAGGACGGGGAAAAAATGTTTGTGGATACTGACAAAGTATTGTCTAAACTACAAATTGAGTTAGTAGTTGCTCAAGCAGTTGACGGAGTTTACACTCTACCTGCCGCTTGTAAGAAAATGACTGGCGTTAAATAGCCTTATGGCTCATCTCCTTTCGGAGGTGGGCCTTGTAGGATAATTAACAAACTAAACTTTAATCTTATGGCTAAAGCAAAAAATGAGGAAACAAACGAAAAATTGGACAAGGACATTGTTATCGTTCAATTTACAAAATCTTGGACACCCTATGTTAGAGGGGAAGTTGCGGGATTTAATAAGAAACTTGCGGAGAAGTTAATTGATAATGACATCGCAGAAGTTTATAAAAAATCTAAATAGAATTATATGGCCAAGGTATTAGTCAAATATATCAAAGGCCTTGAAACTTATGTGCCTGGGGATATTCGGGCGGTAGATGTTAAGGAATACCAAGAACTGAAAAAAAAGGGGATTGTAGAAAAGACGGAAATGCTTGAGGAAGTCTACAACCCCGATGAGATTGAGAGAGATAAATTGAAAGGGCATAATATTCTCGGCAAAAAATACAAACTCGGAGTTGTTGATGTTGTTGTGCCTACTATGGACAAGAACGGAGTTAAGAGTTTAAAAGTTCTTAAAAAATATCAGAAACAAGGAAAGATTAGTTTTGAGTTAATGGAAAGAAAATTTAGCCAAGAGGTCGGAGGCTTTGCCAAGTCTTGTAATGACGGGGCTAAATTAAATGAGGGATTGGGAGAGTTTATTTTATTCTTGAATGATGATGTTGAGTTATCAGAAAGCGGATTTTTTCATAACCTTATTAAGCCCTTTGAGGACGAGGAGGTGGGAATGGTTGGAACTTCCTGCTCTGAAACCTCTTGGGGCTTGAATGGGTCTATTATGTGTATTCGCAGAGAGTTGTTTGAGATGATTGGGGGATTTGATGAGAATTATTTTTTTATGTTTGAGGATAATGATTTATGCGAGAATGTAAAAAGACGAGGTTATAAAATAGTTGTTAGCGAGGCAAAGGCCAAGCACGAGGGCGGTGAGAGTGTAAACATAGCCTCGGAGTTTTGGCGTAGTAATTACTACAATGGCCTCGCTTATTTTAATAGGAAATGGCGAGGAGATAAAAGAATTATTGGCTCTATTATTGCAGGGAACGAGGGTGACAGATATATGAGCAGGGTGATTATTGATTTATTTAAAAGAAATTTAGTTGATGAGGTTGTGGTTGTGTGCGATCAGTCGGACAAAAAGACTGTTGATGAGTTAAAGGAATTACAAAAATATTATTTGGTTACAGTTCATTATCATAATTTTAAATTATTCGGAGAGGCTGAAAATTTATTGAGAGAGAGGGCGATACAATATGCGATTTCAAAAAACCCGTTCGGGATTATACCGATTGATTGTGATGAGTTCTTTGATGAGGAGATTAACAGATATGCTTTGATGACTTTGCTTAATCAAGGAGTTGCGTTTGATTTCGTGTTGGCCCATTATTGGGGAGATGAGGAGAGTGTGAGAATTGACGGAGTTTTTGCTCATCAAAAGAATGTGCGTTTATTTAGATATTGCCCAGAGCAATCACAGAAATTCTTTGATAGGAATTTGCATTGTGGCTCTGTGCCTAAATATGCCTATGAGCAGAGAAAGGATACCGAGTTTATTTTAAAACATTTCGGGTATGTAAATGCTAAAGATGTTAAAGACAAAAAGGAGAGGCAGATGAAACACGACCCGAAAATGCTTTTGGAAAACCCCGACCTTTATAACAGAATGATGAAAGAGGGGGAGGTTGTGAAATTTAATAAAGTTAAGTTTATGGAGATATGGAAACGATAAACAGAGATGATTATTTAAAAGCACTTTCAAAAGACGAATATTACCGAGGGAGGTGGGGATACTATGAGGCTGTAATTGATTTTATAAAGGGGATTGAGTTTGATAATTGCTTGGAGATTGGTTGCAAAAGTTTGCCAATTATCAAGGGCAGTCAAACTATGGATATTGAAAGAAAGGCGGGGCAGATTTTGACCTACGAATATAATGCGACTAAGTTGCCCTATGATTTCATTAAGGACAAGCAGTTTGATTTATTAGTTGCCTTGCAGACCTTGGAACATTTACACCCCTTGCAAAAAGAAGTGTTTGGAGAGTGGAAAAGGATTGCTAAAAATATCGTTATCTCTTTGCCTTATATGTGGCATTGCCCTAATGATGTAATGCACCATAATATTACTATACCGATGATTGAGGAATGGACAGGAATGAAACCCGATAAAATGATAATTTCAAATTGTAGAATAATATTAAAATATGGATTATAAAAAAATACTGGTTATCACGATCACCTTTGACAGATTGGAAACCACTAAACAATATTTAAAAGAATTGAAAGAAAAAGCAGGATACCCGTTTGAGCATATTGTGATTGATAATGGCTCGGAGGACGATACTGTTAAATGGCTCAAGGAGAATAATTATACTGTTATTGAGAATGGTGAGAACTTGGGAATTATCGGGGCTTGGGTTAAAGCATACAGATTTGCTCTTGAGAGTGGATTTAAGCCCGATTATGTCTTGAAGTATGATAATGATTGCGAGATAGCCACAGAGGGCATTTTGGCTGAAATAATGAAGTTCTATGAGGAGAATGGCGATAAGTATATTACTGCCCCGTTGGATTTGGAGATATTGCCCGACTATATACCGCACATAGTTGACAAAAGGGATAAACTGGGGTCTTTCTCGGTTAGGATATGCACACATACAGGAGGAATGTTTACGGTTATACCAGTTGAGGCCTTTGATTTAATGGTTAAGCAAAACAATGGGCAAGGAGTTGCCAAAGATATTGAGAGGGGTGGATTTTGGCGAAAGAATGGCTATTTAAGTGTTTATTTAAAAGATTTAAAAACTTATCATAGAGGCCAAGGAAAAGGCAACGGAAAATATAAATTTTAATTTAAAAATATGATTACTAAAACAGAGTTCAAAAATTTTATAGATTTAACTTCTACCGCTTACGATAGTGCGATAGATTTGATTGTGGCAGGAGTTAATAAGTTTGTTGAGGGATATTGCCAAAACAAACTGCAAGCAGGAGAAGTCACGGAATACTTTAACGGGGACGATATTATTGAGGAGGGTGACCAGATATTTTTAACGAATAGGGTTAATCTTTCGGGGGTTGCTGTTTATTATAATTCGGGGACAGAGGCGAGCCCGTCTTGGGTCGCAGAGGATAGAGATAACTATGCCTTGCTTTCTAATGAGGGAATAATCAAATTGAATTTTACCCGTGAAAATTTGGGCGTTCAATCGGGTTATAATAATTACAAGGTTGTTTATACCGCAGGATATACTTTATCGGGTGACTCGGCTGATGTGCCAAGTGATTTGAAATTGGCTTGCTTGAAGTTGGCGAGTGGAGTTTATAATAAAAGAAAATCCGAGGGCGAAAGCTCGGAGGGATTGGACGGGGCTAATGTTAACTTTGTTACTGCTTTGAGTGATGAAGTTAAGGCAATGCTTAGTCCGTATAAAAGTAAAAATTTATGAGGTTTATTTTTGATAAAACAATTACAGTTCATCGGCCTAACCTTTATGCTACTTCGGAGGAATATGGAGAAGTCGGGACGATCAAGGGAATTATAATGCCCGTAAAGGCGGAAGATGTAATGCTGACTGACGGTGACCCAGCAAAATCTTTTAAATTGTATTGCGATATAAATGAGGATTTGAAAGAGGCTGACAAAGTGGTTGACGAGGACGGAGTGGTTTATATTGTTAAAATTATTCGCAAGTTTAATTTTAAAAGTTTAAGCAGAATTGAGGCGTTTATCAATAAGCCTAATAATTAGTATGGCTTACACAATAAAGATTAACAATTTGGACAGAGTGGTTGAGGAGTTTAAGAAAGCCCCAAAAGTGATTAACGAAAGATTGCAGATTGGAGTTAAAAATGCAGGAAAGACTATTTTGAGCATTGAGAAACAAGAGGCCCCCGTTGGGACTGGAAATTTAAGGCGTAATATACAATTTAGTTATTCGCCAATTAGTTCTAAGGTGTGGCCAAGTTCGGGATATGCGGTATTTGTAAATGAGGGGACTGGATTATACGGACCAAGAAAAGATTACATCAGACCAAAGAGAGCAAAGGTGTTGGCATTTAAAAAAGGAGGCAAGATGATATTTGCTAAAAAAGTTGCAGGACAAAAGGCTAACCCGTTTGTTGAAAGGACAAGGGACAAGGCAGAGCCTAAACTAAATAAAATCTTTGACGATATGCTCAAAGAGATAACACAAAAAATATGAGGAATGATTTAATAACTGCGATCTACAATAAATTAGACGGAATTAGTGGGATTAAAGAAGTCTATAAATACAATAAGGGGCATTTTACTAAATACCCCGTGGCTGTAATACTCGGCTCGGAAAATGAAAAAGTGAGAGAGAGTGTTAAAACCATAATGAAAACTTACAAATTTAAAGTTCAGATATTACAAGAGGTCAATGAGGAGGCAAGAGGACAGGAGGACGGAGAGAACATTTTAGTTGGGTTGTCGGATACGATAGACAATGCTTTTGATGAGGACGATACCCTTGGAGGTGTTTGCGATGATGTGAGTGTTAGCTCTGCGTTTATTTGGGAGGATAGAGAGTTGTTGATGAGAGTTTTAGAGATTACTATTGAATGTAGAAAATTAAAACAATTAACATAGTTCTTTAAAAAAGGAGGTCAAAATGATTATAGGTGAGGGAATTTTGCGAGAGTGTTGTGGTTGCTTTATTCTTATGGGGTGTTACCACCCCGATGACAATGAACAAAGTGACTGCTCTACCTGTAAACACAAGGCTTGCCCAGACACAGATGAAAAATCCCACGGGATTTGCCAAGTTTGTTTTGAAAGGGCAAGAAGTAAAAAAAAGTAGAAACTCGGGAGGGGTTTATACTCCTCCCTAACTTAAATAATAATAATAAATATATGGCTATTAAAAAATTTGAGGACAAGTCACTAAGTCCTGAAAAAAAGGTGACAGAGGGACGAAAAAATGCTATAATAGAAATAAAGAAACAAAAACAAAAATACTGCTACCCACAATATGGGGTGACGGTTGAGGCTAACAGCCAAGAGGAGGCTGATGAGAAAGTTAAAAAAATTATTAAATAACTTACAAAAATATGAGTGAAATTTTAAAAAGAAAATTTAACATCGGGATTGGCAAAGAAAGTGTTAGAGGGACTAAGGTTGCCCCCGCTATTTGGTTAAAGCCTACAAGTGAGGATTTTAATGACCAAGCGGAGGTCGTGGCCACAGAGAGGTCAATGGGAATTATTGAGGATAGTGATGACCAAGTTGTTGTTAAAAAATTTGCCTCGGGTGTTATCGGAGGAGAAATTTTTGACAAGTCTTTTGGTTACTTCTTGCTTGGTGCTCTTGGCCAAGTGTCAAGTGCTGAAAGTGCTGACTCGGGTGTTTACGATCATACATTTACAGTTTTACAATCTGCACAACACCCTACTCTTACTCTTGAAATTAAAAGAGGGGATATTGAGCAAAAGGCATATCCTAATGCGGTGATTGAAAATTTAAAAATATCATCTGCTGTTAATCAATATGTGATGTTTGAGGCTGACATCAGAGC